GAATTTGTTACATAGTATGCTTCAGATAAAACATTAGGAGGAAATTGAAATTGAATTGTCGGAGCAGTCAAACCATATCCTACACCGCCGGCTAAACTTGATATGCCAATTACTTTATTAGAAAATATTCCTGTGCCTAACTGAGATATTGCTGTGGCCTGAGTGGATGTTGGTGGATTACTGAAGGTAACGATTGGATTATTATTATAACCTTGTCCACTAACTAACCCAACGAAAGATGTCACTCTAAAATTTGTTGTTACACAACTTACAGAAGCATTTGCAGTTACTGGAGGAGAACTTAAAAAGACGTTTGGTTTACTATAATATCCTAAACCTGGTTCTGCAATAAAAACTGAGGCTATACTAAATCCGACTCCCACAACTGGAAGTAATACCGCTTGAGTTCCAGCAAGCATAATGGGTGGAAATGTAATACCTGGAGGCAATTGATCTAAACTTTCAAATTCTGGAGCATCAAAAAATGCTTTATCAACTAATAATCCTTCCGGAAGAATTGATCTACCAAAACCATCAACCACCGATAAAGTTTCATAATGATGAATATCGGTAAATTTTTCTTCAGATTCATATTTATCAATCATATATTTGTAAAATGAATCAAGACTCAAAGGCCATTCATCTTGTAAATTCAAAATATCATTTGCCAATAAAATTACCCAATCAAGTTCTGGATCTCCATAAACTTTTTCAGCTATTTGATCCGGTCTTTCATTCTCAGTTATCACATAATATTCAAATGCAGTTGCGACCTGTAAAAAATCTTCTCTAATTTTTGCACGTTTAAATAAATTTTTAACAATAGTTACTTCATCATTTGAAACTTCGTTTTTTGTTCTGTTATTAAATTGTATATTAGGCAGTTCTCTAAAGTATGACATTTTAATATCCTACTGATTCCGAATCAATTGGTTGTAGATCATTTCTAGATGAGAAAATATTTCCATCTTGATAATCGGTATCGTAAATGGGCTCAAGTTCATTAAATGTCATACTCATTGTCGTAGATATTGGTTGGCCAGCTTGATAAGCAGCCCAAAATCCATCTGGAGTGTAATCACAAGAAAAACTAGATAATGCACAAGTTTTGAATCTATTTACGCCTCGTATGTGTTGGCCTCCGCCAGATAAACTTTGTGTATTACGATCAGCGGTTGTTTTGTATTCCAATCTAAAAATGTTTGGAGTTCCTAAGAAGAAAGAAGCCTGTCCAGCAGCTCCACCTGTCGCAGTTATTTTTTTAGGAGCCATACTTTGTTTAAAGAATCTTATAATCCTTCTAACTCTAGATGCTTCCGCAGGTTCTCTAGGACTTAATTTGTAAGTAAACGTAAATGTTCTAAGTGTAGGACCTTTGAATAATAGTTCCATGTTAGAATTCGGAATAATTCCGACCCCTCTTGCAAGAATAGATTCAGTTTCTACCCCATATCCTCCGGCTTTTAAAAATCGTGAAGCAAGAGAAGTTCCTAGTAATGTGCTTAACTCAGCACTCCCTCCACCAGAACGAATCAAATCAGCAATTGATTTGATGAAAACGCCGCTTTGAGCTCCGTTGCCAACACCCCCTAGCAGTTTAGCTGCTTCTCCTCCAAAAGCAGCACCAGCATAACCAGGAAGATCACCAAGAACTGCTGCAGTAGCTGCTGCGGAAAGATTATTCATTGTATCTTCACCCCAACTTACATTATTGGAATCCGCAACTTTATTGGGCATGGGAAGTATTACTAATCCTACTCTTTGTTGAATGGTAAAATTTGATTGAGTTTGAAATCCATTAGTTAATATATTCCCTGCCTCGGATAATCCACCAAAAAGACTTGAACCTCTTGAAGATCTATAACGAAATGCTGTTATTTGTAAAGTATCTTGTTGTTCAATGTTCATATCCATTGGATATAACATTGTAGTACCAAATAATTGTGCATCATTACCTGCGCCAGCAAAAGCCGTTCCGTTTGAAGCGAATTGATCCGCAAGTTGAGGAAGATTAGTGAGACCTTGAAGAAATGAATTAACAGCGCCTAATGCATCACCCGTTCCGCTATTTGGTGAAGTTGGATTTGCAACAGGATTTGATGACGTTTGCCCTGGTGGTTGATTTCTATTTTGTGGTAATGCCCATGGACCTACAACTGCTCCACCAGGCGTGCCTCCAGCCTGTTGAAATGCGGAATAAACGCTTTGTTGAGCTTGAGAATGAAATGCATTTTGTTGTGCTGCAGTTAATCCTATTTGTGTAGCACTGGCATTCCATGTCCCGTTTTGATAAATGGGTTGAGTCCCTGGTGGGGCATTTTGTTGAATAATTTGAGCATTTCCATTAACAGAATTATACTGAAGGATGTAATTGACTCCTCCTTGAGTAAGAAATACATTGTTGGTATTATTCGTGCCTAATGTTCTGAATGCCACTTAAGATTTACTCCAGGCTTTGTGGTTGGGGAAAGGTTGGCCTCTCATATCAACAAATTTTTCAGTGGGTAATACTGCAACGGAGGGCCAATCTTTTTCTGGGACTTTTAAAAATCCTCCACCAACTCCAGAAAAAAAGTAACGATGAATAGTATTACGAGGCACACCTACAGTATCTGACTTATTTATTAGGCTTTTTGCAAGGCCGTCTCTAATTTGTCTATTTGCATAATGTAAATTGATTCCAATAAAATAGTTTTTACTATAGTTAATTTCTGTAATGTATGCAAGGGGTTGTCTATCAAAGAATGATAGTTTTGGACTATTTGCACCGTATGTAAAAAAGTATAATCTCCCTACTTCTATTCCTCCAGTATCTTGCAAGTCCGCATCTTTTTCTTGAAATTCGTTTAATGCTTGTCTAAGTTTTCCAGTATACCAGTCACCGCTACGATTCTTCTTCCCTGCTTCTTTTAAGATAGCGTCACCAATACCTTTACCCTTTTCATATGGTATATCTTTCATACTCCTAAATCCTCCTCAGTCATGATTCGGAATTCATAATTACGATCAGCACAGAATTCTTTTGCAGCTTTCCACTTTGCTTGATTTTTTATCCAAGTCTGCACTTTATAAGCCCATGCTTTTGTTTTTTTTCTTGGAGTTTGTTCCGGCATTTGTAATTCTTTTTTGGGTTTAATTTCTATTACCACTGTTCGTGTATTTCCACTTTTATCTTTATATTTTACAAAGAAATCTGGAAAATATCTATGAACTTTATTATCTAATGGATTTTTATAAGGAATCCAGAATTCTTCAGACTGCCACTGATTTACATTTTCATTTAAATCACAATACCTCATAAATTTGCGTTCCCATAAAGAACGATATACAATATTTGTCGGATCACCTTTATATTTTCTAGGGTTTTCTGGACTGTATTTTCCCTTATAACTCATATACATACAATAGATCCTTAAAAAATATTTATAGATGCCTGAAAGATTTAGGCCAGATTACCCTTCAAACAGATTCAGAGTAGATCCAATCTACACTAGAATGACTCTTCCAAGAGGAACAAATGATGGAAGAGGTACATTACCTAGTGTCCAAGATTTATTTGGCGAACTATCAGTAACTAGTCAATTCAAAATATCACTTTTTTTCGGAGATACTGTACTTGGAAGAAATTCCGATACAGATATAAATGCGTGGTTAGTCACATCGGGTGTGTTAGGATCAAATCTTTTTAATGGTAACAATGCAAACTTAAATTCATTACGTTATGAATTTATGTGTAATGAAACTTCTTTACCTGGAACAAGTTTAGGATTTACAGAAGAATATGGATCTAAACAAGGTATAACTGAAAAGTTTCCAAATAAAAGAGATTTTCCTGATATATCAATGACGTTTTATGTTGATGCGGAATATGGAATTATTCGTCTATTTGAAGAGTGGATCAACTTCATCAATCCATTATACGATAGAAGAGGAAGGAGACCGACTGGAAATCCATCTGGATATGTAACTAGTGTTGATAATGCCTGGGAAGTTTTAAGATTTAGATATCCAAATACATACAAAAGACCTCTTGCTATAACAAAGTTTGAAAGAGATGTTTATGTTAATAACGTAGGTCAAGTTCAGAGAACACCATCAATGTTGACCTATTATTTTATTAATGCATTTCCTACACAATTAACAGCACTTCCTATTACATATGAAGGAAGTACGATTACAAAAACAACAGTAAATTTTACATATGAAAGATATGTAATTTTAAATCATCAAGGCAGAGGATCCACTTCAGATACTCAATTTGCACAACAAACTAACAATAATTCTCAAGTATCTTTATTATCTGTTCCCAACATAGTTTTTAATACAGCTAGCACACCAAGTCCTACTTTTTAATGAATTAACTTCTAGTGTAAACGTTCGCACCGAGAAAAATTAATCTCCAAAACTACAATAAATAAATTTAATTGATTATATAATTACTCATGCCATTACCCAAGATTGTTACTCCAACTTATCAGCTCGAGTTGCCTTCTTCAGGAAAGACTATAAATTATAGACCATTTCTTGTAAAAGAAGAAAAAATTTTAATTTTGGCTTTAGAAAGTCAAGATGTAAAAGAAATTACTCTTGCAATTAAATCTGTACTTAAGGATTGTATCTTAACAAAAGGAATTAAAGTAGAGGATCTCCCCTCCTTTGATATCGAATATATCTTCTTGAATATTAGAGCAAAATCTGTATCGGAATCAATTGAACTTATTGTTACTTGTTCTGATGATGGCGAAACCGAAGTGCCTGTAAAAATATTTGTAGATGAAATTAAGATACAGAAAGATTCAAATCATACTACAGAAATCAAAATTGATGATCAAATTGTTATTAAAATGAAGTATCCTTCATTAAATCAATTTATAAAAAATAATTTTGACTTTTCTTCTCAAGAATCGTTATCAACTATTGAAAAGTCTTTTGATATTATTTCTTCATGTATTGAATCCATCTTTACTAAAGATGAATCTTGGGCATCTTCAGATTGTACTAAAAAGGAGTTAATTGAATTCATTGAAAGTATGAATACGGATCAATTTAAGAAGATTGAAAAATTTTTTGAAACGATGCCTAAATTATCTCATACTTTTGAAGTGACGAATCCAAAAACAAAAGCTAAAAGTACTGTAACGTTGGAAGGTTTAACAAGTTTTTTCGGCTAAGTATGGCTCACATGGAGTTGGAGTCATATTATAGAATCAACTTTGCTCTTATGCAGTTCCATAAATATTCTTTGATTGAAATTGAAAATTTAATTCCCTGGGAGAGAGATATTTACCTCGCTCTACTGAGACAACATATTGAAGAGGAAAACGAAAAAGCTAAGAAGGCGGCAAATCGTGGCAATTAAACCAGCAATCAATCCAGGAGTAGCAGTTGCAGAAAGACCTGCAACCCTGTCTGGTGCGATGAATTTTATATCTGGTGGTCAAACACTAGGTACATCAATTGTTGCCTCTGCTGCTAATAAAATTGTAGGATTCCAAAAAGGTAATGCAGCGGTTGCTCCTAAAGCCCCAGACCTAGGATCAATCATTAATACATTATCTACAAGTATACTTTCTAACGTAGAAAATAAACTGCAGTCAGTCAATCAAAGTATACAACAAGTTATTCAAAATAAGTTTATATCTCAACTTGGTGAATATCGAAATAAAATTCAAGAAATAAGTTCAAGTCCACCTAATAAAATATTACAGAACTTTTTATCTCTTTATAAAGAAGCAATAGGATATATTCAATTTTTAGGTAACAGAAAAAATATTAAACGTCTTGGAGATAATTTACAAGCTCTACAAAATGTATTCTCCGAAACTTTTAGAATTGCTGCATTAGTTAGAACTACTATTATTAAGATTGTAAAGCAATTATCTAATTTACCAACAGCTTCCAGTGGACCTGGGGGATTAAATCTGGATGTTAATGTGCCTGGTGGTCCTTTAAGAAGAACATTACCTAGAGGTGGTGGTGCATTAAAGATGTTAGGTATGGGAGCTGCTGTTGCAGGTGCTGGAGCTTTAGGTAGTAAAGTAGTAAGTGGAATGATGGATGTCGGTGGAGATGTTCAACCAGATACTACTGGAGTTACTTCGTCCATTCCTACGCCTCTATTGGATCGATTCATAGAAGTTCTGAATCGTTTTGATAGAGCATTACAAGGATTCCAAGCACCAAAATCTGCGCCATCCGCACCTTCTGCACCTTCTGGATCAGGAAAAACTACAGATAATAAGAAGGGTGGAAGTCCTGGTGGAAGTCCTGGTGGAAGTCCTGGTGGAGGAGTAAATGCTGGTGATATTACTGCTGATACTGCAGAAGAAAGCGCATTTATTGCTACCGTTAGAGAAGCAGAAGGCACTGCAGGAGCTCAAGGCTATAATACATTTTTTGGTGGTTCTCAATATGGCGGAGATTTGTCTGGAAAAACTGTAACTGAAGTAAAACAATTGCAAGAAAAATTTAGAGCAGAAGGAAGAGGTAGATTTTATGATAGAGGACGGGGTAGATACGACTATTCTGCTGCAGTTGGTGCAGGACAATTTATGTACCCAGAACAGATAGTTCGTGATATGGGAATGGATCCCGATAAAGTTAAATTTACTCCAGAACTTCAAAATCAAATGATTCTTTATCTTGCAAAGAAAAAGAGAGGTGTTGATGTAAGCAAAGAACTCACTGCTGCTGATTTTAAAATATTGCAAAAAGAATGGTCGGGATTTGGAGAGTATTATGGACAAGGGGGATCTTTAGGAAGAACTGCAAAACTTTACGCAGAAAATCTTAAGGAAGCTAGAGGACAAGTAAAAGCAACTGGTGGTCCTGGAGAAGATGCTGCAAAAATAGAGGCACAAATACGAGCATCTACGGATAGATCACAAGGTATGAGAGGTCTTGCTGGAGAAGTGGCTCAACCTGCAATACCTTCTGATCAACAATCAAATGTGAGTATTGTCCCATTAGTTATGGGAAGTCCTCAAGCAAATTCAACTCCATCGGGAGGTCAAATGGCGGCATCTCCTATAATGAGTAGTGGTGGAGTTACGGTTCCATTCTTATCTCCTTCTAATGAAGATAACTTCTTTACCATATTATCTAAAGTTGTATATAACATCGTAGACGGATAATGGCTATTAGTTCTCCTCTTCTTGGCGCATTTAATAACATAGTAAACATAAACAGATCTAAGTCGGCTATGAATTCGACTCGATCATCTTTCAACAATTTCCTAAATTTTATGGAAATTGAAACAAAAAGATTAGAGGCTATAAAGTTACCTGAAGAAAGAAAGATAAAAAATCTTCAAACTTTAAACATTGCTTCTACATTTGGAAGACCTGGAAGTTTATTGAGTTCTTTGTTTAGTGGTGCTCTAGATGTTGGTGGATTTCTTGGTAATATGTTTGGTGGAAAAGAAAAATCACCAAAGGCAGGAAAACCAATACCAAAAGCAAAAGGAATTAGACTTGGTGGATTAAAGGCAGTTGGCATCGCAAATGCAGTTTTTGCTGGATTAGACTTTGCAACAGGACTCGCTGAAGGAGAGTCTGTAGGTAAAGCTGCTTCTGGTGCTGGTGGTGCTCTTGCTGGATCTCTGTTGGGTGGTGCTATTGGTCAAACATTAATACCTATTCCTGGACTAGGATTCGTGATTGGAAGTATGGCAGGTAACTTCCTGGGAGGTTACTTAGCAGACAGAGGATATGAAGCTGCAACTGGAGAAAAATCCGTAAAAGAAAAAACTAGAGCACGATTAAGAACTCAAGAGAAAAAACAACGAGAAGAGGCCGCAGCTCCAGGAACCACATTTGCAGATGTTACTGGTAGATTTGATCAAGTAGTAAGTAACTTTGAAAGATTCGCATATACTGGATTTGCAAATATGATGAATGCTGCTGCAGCTGCTACTGGGGAAGAACAAAATTTAGAAATGGGCGCAGAATATCCAGATGAACAACAAGGATCTGGGGAGGTAACTGGTGAATATGAAGATGTTATGGCAGAAGGAGGAACACTTCCCAGTTCTACAAATATAACTAGTGGATTTAAAATGAGATACCATCCAGTAACTGGACAATATAAAATGCATTATGGGAATGATTATGCTGGTGCTGGAGCTGTTAATAAACCAATAAGTATAATTCAACCAGGTAAAGTTGTTTTTGCTGGAGCAATGGGCACCGCAGGAAACGCAGTTGTAATTGATCACCCAGATGGCACAACCACAAAATATTTCCACTTGGCTGATAATTCAATTAAAGTAAAGGTTGGAGAGCAACTTGAACCTGGTAGAGTGATAGGAACTGTCGGAAGTACAGGTAGATCCACAGGTCCACATCTTCACTTTGAAGTCTGGAGAAATGGAAAAGCACAAGATCCAACTGCAGATGCTGACAGATACTTTAGATTTGGTGGAAATGTAAAAGTCAAATCAAAACCAGGAGGATCTTCAAACGCACCCGTTGCAATATTGATGGCTGGAACTAATGATGCAGATGCAAATACTGCAGCCGCAAATGTCAAAAGGTCAATTGAAGAACTCAAGGCAAAAGGATATAGAGTAGTTGTTGTACCACCTTCACAACAATCGGGAAGTAAATATAAAGGTATTGGAGCAGCAGTAGAAAAAGCAGCTGTTTCTGCTGGAGCTGAAGTTAGAAATAAAACCTATAAAGGTGCGGGTGATGATTATCCATATGCTCATTTAGATGAGAACTCTGTTACTGCACTTAAAAAAGAATTTCCTAATGCAAGAGTTATTGGTGATAGTAATGCTGAAAGCTTTGCAGGATCCATGAACTATCGTGGACAACCATCAGCGAAAATTTTAGATGCAATAAGAACTCTGCCAAGTGTTAGAGCTCAAGGAGGACCAGAAGAAGATGCTGCAATATTTGAAGCTATGATTCGTTCTGGAACGGTCGTTCCGATTATGCCTCAACAAGTTTCCGAATATCTTTCATATAATCTGGGATCAAATAGTGTAGTTTTAATTCCGATTATTCAAGGTCAAGGTAGTTCACAAAGACCTATGGTTATCTCTTCTGGTTCTGGTGGAGGACAACAAATGGTTGTTTCTGGAGGGTCTTCCAAAGGTTCGATGTTAAATAATGTAGTCAAAACTCTTATGTTAACCAATCTTTCTGGTAGTTAATATGTCAACCCCTTCGATTACAACTCTTAAATATAAATCTGTAGAAATAAAATCTCTTGATGGATCTAGAAGGATTGATTTGACAAATTCTATACTATTTGCAGATTACTATGAGGATATCTTATCACCATGCGTCACAATGACCTTGCAAATATCTTCGACATACTCAATATTCCATGGATTGCCTATACGAGGCGGAGAAGTAGTTACATTTGATGCTGAGACCTATAGTGGAGATTTTATATTAAATAGAGAGTTTTCTTTATACGTTTATAAAGTTAGTGGAATAGTTGCAGACGCTGGAAAAGAAATATTTACTTTACATTTAGTTTCTAGAGAGGGATTAACTAATGAAACAACAAGAGTTCAAAAAAAATATTCATTGAGGCCAATTAGTGATCATGTCACCTCTATCCTTAGAGATGTTCTCGTAACTACAAAATACAGATCTGAAAATATAGAAAGAACTTCAAATTCTTTTGCGTTTATTGGGACACTTAAAAAACCTTTTACAGTATTAACCTGGTTGGGTCCTAAATCCGTTCCCTCAACTACTGCTTCAGGTAGAAGTGGTAATCGTGGAAGAGGTGTAAGTGGATATCTATTCTTTGAAAATAAAGATGGATTTAATTTCAGAAGTATTGATAGTTTAGTAGCATCAACAAGGAGTCAAGTGGGAAGCACTCAAAGAGAAAACATACCCAGATATGTGTATTCTCAAGCGATAGAATCAAATGTAGATATTAATAATCTTACAATTTTAAATTATTCTTTTGAGAAAAACATAGATTTAATGAAGTCATTAAGAGTGGGCATGTATTCAAATTTAACTTATTTCTATGATATTTACAGAAATCGAATTGATGGAATTACCTACAAAATAAATGAAGAAATCCAATCAAAACTTGGTGGACAAGGAAGATTAAATTATCCAAGAGAGTTTGGTAGTTTACCATCAAGAATTTTATTCAGAACAAGTGATGCGGGGGTCGTTGATAGTAATGGTACTACGTCTGAATCTGGAAGAGACGTTGTAGACATGGCTAAATCTTTTTCAAGATATAATTTATTGTTCACACAATCACTAAATATGGTAGTACCATTAAATGTCAATCTAAGAGCAGGTGGTCTCATTTATGCACAATTCCAAAAAGTTGATGCATCTAAATCTGGAGAACCTGATCAAGAACAAAGTGGAAATTATCTAATCAAAGAGTTAAGACATCATTTTGAAGGTGGACAAATGGTTACTTCTCTAAAACTTGTTAGAGACTCTTACGGATTATACGGTGCTAACCAATGAACAACATAGATCAACATATTGCGAAGGATAAAGAAATCCTAGACAATCCAGTTACTTCTCCACAAGCAAGAAGACATACTCAGGAAGAATTAGAAGCTTTAGAAACTTATAAAGTTAATCATCCGGAAGACGATCATGATCCAACTCCATTAGAATTGTATTGTGATACACATCCAGATGCATCAGAATGTAAAATGTACGAAAACTGATGATCGAAGAATCTTTATTAAAATCTAATTTTATTGGTAAAGATGGATTCATATGGTGGATCGGTCAAGTTGCCGACGCTTCTGTTTGGCGAAATGATAAAACAAGTCTCACAAATGCAAAAGGTGAAACTAACACATCTGCTTGGGCATATAGATGTAAAGTAAGAATTGTTGGATATCACAGTTTTAGTAGAAATGAACTTTCTGATAATGACTTACCTTGGGCTCATGTGCTAACAAGTGCTGCAGATGGGGCTCCAGGACAAGGTGCATTTGGTAAAGTTCCAATGCTTATCGGTGGAGAATCTGTTGTAGGATTTTTCTTAGACGGAGATGAAGCGCAACAACCAGTTGTTATGGCATGTTTTCACAGAAGTCCCGCAGTAGTAAATGTAGATAACCCAAATCCATTTGAAGCTTTTACCGGCTTTAAAGGACCATTTCGAGAAGGTGCAACTAGACAAAAACAACAGAAACCGGGTGAAATAAAAACACCTCCAACTTCATTTGGAAGTGGCCCACAAGTTACAATGTTTAGTAATCCCAGTTTCGGCACTGCAGAACCAGGAAGTTTAGATTTGAGTCCAGGATTTTCACCATTAGGGACTAATCAGAGTGGAAATGCTGGATCAAATTATGCGTTAAGTGGTATAGGAAGTATGTCTCCAGATACTCTATTTTATAAAGATAAAGCAGAACTTCAATTTCTTACAGCATTTGATAGAGAAGGAGAAGTACAAGGTGACAATGGTTGTTCAAATAATATTATTGATCAGATCACAGCAACTCTTCAAAACTTTATTAAGTTCATCAATAGTCTAGAATCGACTGCCTATGGATTTATTGATCCTTTAAGGAATAAAGTTGTTGATATAAGAAGAGCAGTTAGAAAAATAGCCAGATTAATTGCATCAATAATTAAATTTGTCATTAATGGTGTCAGAGACAATATTTTTAATTTAGTTGGCTGTCTATTTAAAATATTAGGAATAACTCTACCTTCATCAATTAAACTTGCAGTATCAGAAGCAACAAAAAATATATTAAATCTTATTCTTTGTTTATTTGAAAAATTATTTGGTCCAATTTGGGACTTTATTATGGGATTATTAAATGGGTTGATAGGAAGAGCTCCAAGTATTCCTAGATGTGCTGCTGAAGAAACTATTGCTGCAATAATTGCAAAACTCGCAGATATGATAGACAATGCTTTATCAACAGTTGTTTCTGGACTAGATTGGTTAGCAAGTGGTATCGGAAATATCGCTGGTGCCTTACGTCAAGGATTGAATTTCATATCACAAATTTTAAGTTTCTTAAATTGTGATGCTTTAGCTTGTGAAGGTGTTCAATCATGGGATCCTTTCGCTGGAGTAAAGTTACCAAAAACCGATGATTGGAGAAAGACTCTGGAGAATTTTGATATTCTTGGTGGTCTTGAAGATGAAATTGATCTTGCTATAGGATTTTTATCCATGTACGGATCTTCGGACACTCCATTTGGAGATTGTAGAGAAACAATCATAAATCCGAGAAATCAAGGTGATGCTACACCAACTCCAATTGGAATAACTAATTCGAGATGTATTCCTCCAGAAATTGTTATTAGTGGAGTTGGTGTCAGTGCGAGAGCTCAAGCAGTGGTAGCTAGTTTAGATGGTTCTATTTTAACAATACAAATTACTGATCGTGGTCGGGGATACACTTCTCCGCCGACTATATCAGTTAGGGATAATAGTAGGTATGGGACGGGTGCTATAGCAAGAGCCACAGTAAATTCAAGTGGACAACTAGAATCAATTTACATGGTAGAAAGAGGAAGTGGATATTGTCCAACTAACTTAGGACCTATTTCCGGCATAGGTTCAACGGTTGGTATAGGTTCAACAACGGGAGGAGTATTTCCTTCTTCTCCTCCTGGAATTTCTACATCACCAATAGGAATAGTAACCTCTATTGTCATTGACCGTCCCGGCGTTGGATATACCAGTGGAGATCGTATTTCTATCGGAGGTTGTGTATATGTACCAGTAGTAAGTACAAATGGATCTATTATTGCCATAGAAGGCTCTGAATGTATTGAAGAATTTTCAGAGTATCCCGAAGTAATAATAAATACTACAAGAGGGGAAGGAGCTAATCTCTATCCAATAATTAGTTATGTTCCACAATTCGTTACGGATGATTTAAATATCAGTACAAGAAGAGTGGGAATTGGCACAACAGTAGTAAGTGTGGTACAGTGCGTATGAGTCAATCAGGAGAGTTTTACGATAAAAAACCAGGATTTTGTACAAAATCCGGAACTACCGACGCAGCAGGTAAAAAAATAGATTACGCTGTATTTACAGACAATGGTCAAGGATTTGAATATACTAAGGAAGGCGTTAAATTTGATTTGTGTAATAAAACATCGTATGAATTGTGTGGAATAGATGCTGGAGAAAAAGAACCTGCAAAAATTATCAGAGCTTCAAATGGAAATATTATCCTTGAGGCTCCAAATGGAGAAGTCATCATAAAAGCAAAAAATATAAGAATTGTAGCTCAAGATGGTTCTGGAGAGGTTACCATAACATCTGCAAAACATTTTGCTATTAATGCTCCTATTCAGAATTTTAAAGGAACAACTTCAAATACTGTGATGAGTAATAGTGCTTCAACTGGTGCATTAGCTGTAGATAGTCGTGGAGAAATACAAAATAGTGCTACGTCTGGATCAGAAGACTGTGAAGGTTCTCTTTTGACTCAACTATTAAAAATCTCACAAAAATTCAAAGATTGGATATCAAAATGTACTGGTGGAGGTTAAATTATGCCACAAGAACCAGTAAAATACATTGGTGATAAACTTGTAGTCGGATTAGTAGATTATTCATTTATACCTGCATTGCCAACAATTCCTGGAACATCAGTCTTAAATGGGCCAGTCTGGATTGGAGCAGGAGGGCCTCCCATTCCTGTAGCAAATTGCATGATTGGTCCTGGATTACAACCAATCTCTTTACAGGTTATTGGAGTTGCTAATTTTCTATCAGTCACTAATCAAAGTGGTGTTAATAATAGATTTGGTTTTGCTAATATTTTTGGAGCCTCAAGTAAATTTGGAGTAGACACAAAAAATGCATTTTCTGCAACAATAGGATTAAGTGCAAAAGCAGCTGTACAAACTACTGCAGGTCCAAATTATTCTCAAGCTTTTCAACAAACACCACTACTAAAAGCATCAATTATTGAGGGTTTTGTAGGGCCAACTACGGGAATTAATCAAATGCAACAAACAGCATTAAATACTAAAAAACCTTTTGATATAAAACATCCAACAAAAGATGGTTGGAGACTTAGACATGTTTGTGTTGAAGGTCCAACTGCCGATGTTTATGTAAGAGGTATAGTAGAAAATTCTGATACTATTGAACTGCCTGAATATTGGTCAGGATTAGTTCATGCAGAAACAATTGTAATAAGTTTAACTCCGATTGAAGAATATCAAGAACTATCTGCAGAATTATTAGAATG